CGCTGATAAGGCGGGCGGAAAAGGCAAGAAGAGGAACCAACACGGTTAAGTGTGTTGCAGATTATCTCAGGACGGATTAACCCCCCGTCCCTGTTTTGATCTAGCATGAGAGCCTAAGGCGTGTACACGGCTGGGTTACCAGTGACCTACACTGGACGGTTTTGGGAGTATTTCCCCCTACCAGTCTGTATACACTAAGTCCTTTCCGGATTCCTTCGGCTTCACTTGGCTGTAGATGTTGAGTACCAGGTTCTTTGCATACTTACTCTTCCTATCCTTCATGTTTTGGTAGGTTTTGTAAGATGTAGAACCTAGCGCAACTTCTACTAGAAAGTCTATTTCCACCAGTGTTGTCAGATCGTCTCGTGAGAGACTTTCGTCGCAATACTGAATGGTATGGATGATCTTACCTATCTCACTATCAAGTCTAAGAAGCATTTGCTTGATGGGATGAGATTGGGAGTCTATCGTGTCTTTCTTTCCAGGCGAACCGTCCATAGCCTGGCCCCCAGTAGTTAGCATAGCCTTTAATTTATATAAAGTCTGTGCTTTCTGCTGAAGGTGATTCATTAGGATACCGCCAATGTTTGACATTGCGATCATCCTTGGAATGCTTGTATCATCCCCTGGATTAAAACCCCAAGGGTTGGTATAGCTTTTCCATCCTATTACTGCAGCTTGGTCTGTTACCGCCGCAAGGTGGGCTACCCTGAGTAATGGTGAAGATAGGATCACCAAAAGTTCATTCTGCTGTGATGGATTTAATTTCTCCATTAGAGCAGCGATGAATGGGTGGACGAGCAAAGTGGTGTCCTGAAAGCCAACTTGCGGTTCCATGTATCCAAATGTCTCCCTAAAGAGATCTATGATCTTCCAATATTGATGAAGGTCAAAACTCTGATAAAGGAGTAGTGAGGATGCAGGAGAGAAGTTCATACCGTCGTAGAACAATCTTTTAGCGAATTCTGCGGCTGAGTGTCCTTCCTGAAGTAATTCAGGGATCACACTCTTACCTTGGGAAATGGTTACTCCCAAGGCAGATGTGAACTCTATGTATAACTCAGCGACTTTCTCATCAAAAATTACGAGATCGTCACCGAGTATAACATAGTTATCCCACTCAACCCCAGCTTTCCAACACAGAAACCTAAGCACAAAATGATGTGTAACTGCAAATGCTGCCCATGAGGATAAAGCTCCCATAGGCTGCCCTACAGTGTAATCCACAAACATTTTGTGTGGCTTTGAGAATGGTTGAGTTTTAATTACCACTTCCCAAAGTCTGGCCCATGTATTGGAAACTAGAGATTGGATAACTAATTTCTGTGTCCAGATTGGCCATCTATCTGTAGCAGCAGTTAGGTCAAAGCACCAGCAATGTTTTCTTTCTGATGTTTTGATTCTAACTTTCTCTGCTGCGGATGTTTGGTTGTATGTACCATCTTGAGATTGCTTCCTTAGCCACTGCATTAGGATGTTATGCAATGGATAAAGGGCTTCCTGCAAGAAGTAGTTCAGAATATATACTATTCTTGTTTTACCTGCCTTATCACTAAGGTAGGCTAACTTGGCTAGTATAATCTGTTCTGCGGTATGTACAACTTGGTGACCTGTATCAATTAGGAAACTATTGATGCAGTCCACTAGGTCAACCCGTCCAACCATAGACAATAGGGCTTTAACATCGGGTAGTAATACCCATGATGCTAAGGCTTTTATGTCCTTGGTGCAATTTAGTATGCTTGGGGACCCTAAAGGTCCTGCAGCCATACTAGAATGCCAGATATTAGAAAGATCAAGAGTGACTGGTATTCTTTCTCTGTTATTGGTGATAAAAGATTCAAACGCAGTGAAAAGGAAATGAGTGGTTGCTCCGGTATAAGCATTAGTTACTGTGCTTATGTCGAAGCTAGGCTTAGAGACAAACATTCTAACCATGGCAAACAAAGTGAGTATTGCCCTGGGGTGTACTTTAATCAGCTTGTTACAATATTTAAGCTGACGAGGTAAACCAGTTGCACTCATGGAGATCCAAATTCCTCCAAGTTGTGTAACTTTAGGTGTTTTGGTTCTATAGTTGAAAGCCACTTTAACCCCTTGACTGCTAAGATCTTTTAAAATCTTAACAGCAGTTAGATCACCATAAGACTTAACCAGGTGATTGGCAAAACGAAGATACTCATGAATTATGTTTTGAGCATCCAGTTTTGTCAAACCCATGTAAGATAAAACTATCTGCATTGGTTCCCATCTGAATTGAGACTTACCCTCTTGAATCGTTGTGTGTCTTATTATGAATTTCTTTATGTTCATTATAGGATATGCAATTCAATCTCTATTGCACGGATTTCTCCGTGTTGATTTGGGGAACAGATGCTGACCAAACGTCAGACACCTGAAAGTGGG